TCTAGTCCACTGCGAAAACCATACTTACGTGCTACTCTAAATTGATTACCGTTAACCAACGTCACGCCATGAGATGAAAGGGCTACCCCGATATCCTAAAGCCTGTAGCTCTTCGCGCAAGACCTTATCTGCTTCATTACGCGCTGATATCGCCGCACGTAAACCTGCAGTCTTCCGTTCACGATACTCCTTCCTAAGTTCAGCAAGATGTGCCTCTGCTTCTTTGATTTGCTCTGCGAGTTCATTTACTTCAATCTCCATTTATACATACTCCTTTTCTAATGTAACATATGCCACGATGGGCGGGTTCTTTGCCTGTGATTTTACAGCAGGTCTTTCCACCAGAGAAGGCCAGCAGTCAAAGCGATAAGAACAAAACTTGCAGCCAGTATTAAGCACAGTATTGCCTGTCTCCTTGCCTCTAAACTTCTCTGGTACTGGTTGAAAACGCTTTTCAAACTTATTCTCCTTTACTGTTTCAACAGTCTTCTTAATATGTGATATCTCTTTATCAATGTCAAGACCTGTAGCTGGTATATATTTAAACTGCCCATTAGCTTTGTTTACAACCCACCAACCGCCAGCCTTTTTACCTAACGCTTTTGCGTAACCAGCTAACTGGGCCACATACCCGAAGCCATCACCGCTGGCAAGACTGTCATAGGATTCAAACTTGTTTCTGTATGACCAGTCTGAAGCTGATTTAATATCATCAACTGCACCATCAATGATGAGGTCATAACTACCAGAAACGCTATCGTCACCAAGGTCAAGAGAAACTTTATCCGTGTCTTCATATTTAACTCCTGCTTCTTTTAGTATAGCTTTAAACACTGCTTCAACGATATCGCCAAGCATCATGTTCATAACAAATGTAGTTGGTAGAGGGATAGCTGCCTCTGGTTTATTCTTGTCATACCAGAGTTGGCAAGTTGGTCTACCTACATTAGACATACGCAGACCAAACTTGTCACGCTTGTTCCCCCCACCGAACTGACGCTTGAGTGCGAAGGCCACGTCAGACGCTACTTGTTTTATGGTATCGTCAGCCATAGATGACTTACCTTTTACAGCGTTTTCCATGTATTGATGTAACGCCAGTTCAGCAGGGTGATTCATTAGGCTACCTCATCTTCTTCAATGTCAATGATGTCATTTAACTGCATGTCAAAGTCTTCATCATCTTCTACCTTTGAAGATTTCTCTGCCCATTTGTTGATAATGTACTCATTATAGTTCTGTAACCAACCCATAAACTCACCAAACAAAAGCTGATCTTCATCGGTGATCTCAATAGAATTAGTAATGTCTAAAGATGGTGATGGTACATAGTAGTCGTTACCACTTGGGATCTTACGCAACTCAGTATTAAGAGTTACATTATGCTGTGGTGGTAGACGCTTCATCTTACCAAGCTGTGTAAAGATACCACCAACAGTCTTAAATGCCTCTTTATTTTCTACTTCCCAAATAAAGTTGCTAGTAGTTTCTTCTACAGGTTTACCATTCTCATCTTTAGGGTTCACTAAATGGATAGCACCAAAGACTACACGTACGCGCTTAATAGATTTAATTAAGTCCTTATCCTTTTGAGGCAAGGCGTTGTAGTCCTGTATCCAACCTGCAGGTTTGCCACAGTTGAATCCACCATCGTCGTCCTTCAAGTCAATGTTTAGGTTATCAGCCATAACAGTTTTAACATAACGATTGGGTGAGCCGCCCTGCCCCATAACAAACTTCTTATACATATAGCGTTGCAGGAAGGGACGAATAACAGCAGACTCTGCGTAGTGTGTAGGCCCATCTGGTATTTCTAACTTGTATGTACCAGCTTTAACTAAAATAGATTCAGCACCAAGGATAGCTTTATGCTCTATACGTAGCCTAGATAAGAACATACCTCTCTTAGCAGTAGTATCGTTAGCCATACCCATAGCTTTAGCCATTTCAGCAAAGTTATTAGTATTTATTGTAGTAAGTTCACTCATATATTTACTCCTTTCACTTGTAAGATGCATAGTTATATCAGGTTATGTCCTTCGTGTCAAGCCAATTCGGACCAATTTTTGCCTCTAAAAGTAGAGGAACATTAAATTCTACACCCCAACGCTGGGTAATTAGGTAAGGCAATGCTCTATTAGTTTCATCTATCACATTGATTACCTGTGACTCTTCATCAGGATGCACGTCAATAACAATACTATCATGCACTGTGTTTACTATACATGATTTCATATTCTGTAGCAAGTCATCTATATGCAGCAAAGCGATAGGCACTATGTCTGCTGTAGCAAATGACTGAACAGGGTAGTTTTTTATTTGTGTAAAGTGTGACACACGACCAGTTACTTTACGCACAACATCAGGAAATGAAAACTCCCTGCCACTTGGCGTGGTAATCTTTTGTGTCTCTATAGCTTCTTTAGCCAGTCGGGAGTGCCATTCTGCGACTCCTCTGTATTTTTGTGTAAAGTGTGTGTAATACTCTGCTTCCGCTGGCGTTCTCCCAAAGCCCGTTGCGCCATAAAGCGGTGCGAACGTGTGAGCCTTCGCAGTCTGGCGATCCGTAGGTTGACCAGCATCGGTAATAACTTTAGCGGTATATGAGTGTACATCAAATCCAGTAGATACTTCATTTATTGCAACCTTGTCCTGTGATAAATAGGCAGCAGTTCTAAACTCAAGCTGTGCAAAGTCAGCTTCCATAATCTTGCCACCAGCAAATCGTGACACAAATACTTTCTTAACAGGAAACGTGCCGCCACGAGGCATGTTCTGCATATTAGGTTCTGCACCAGAGAAACGTCCAGTGGCTGTACGATGCTGCAATAGACGCACATGTAGCTTACCATCCTGCTTAGTATACATCTGGATACCCTCAATAAAAGAGGATAGATATGTATCTACAGCAGATAGTCTACGTACCTTGTACAAGAAATCTACAGCGTCATCCATACTGTGTTGCTTTGCAGCAGACTCTAATATTTCTAGGTTTTGTTTAGATGTGCTAAACCCGTTTGCACTTGACCACTTCGGTGATGGTGGCTTGAACTTTAAGCCAGCTACATCCTCACATGGAAGTAGATGATAGCCAGCACCATCACAGTGTGGACACCTGCTATCTCTAGCAAATGGCATACCATTCTTTTTAGTTTTTCTAATGTATCCTGTGCCTTTACAAGTAACACACTGTTCAGCACTTGTTTTATACAAACGCTCTGTACCATTTTTAATTAGTCTACGAAAGTCTTTGTCGTCCATGTATGGATCAATAGCATTAATCCAATGCTGTTTGTCTTTAACCTTACGACTATATATAACCCAAGACAATTGCTCTGGACTGTTCAGATTTATGGGGGTGTCTCCCATCAACTTGCGAACATGGGCTTGTAGGTCATCTATAAGCTGCTTTCTTTCCTGTTCAAATTCTTCACGTACATTTTCTAATGCAGACTTATCAACAGTAAACCCACGCTGATAGATACGCGCAAGACATACAGCCACTTCATTAGTTAGCACTACAGTATTTAACAGACCAGCATCATCACAACCATGTAAACGCCTTACCTGTTTATCACACAACTGCTGTGTAGCGTTAAGGTCAGCAGATAGATACTCACACAATTCATTGTAAGGTATATCGCGAGTGCTAAAACCTTTCTTAAAATATTCTTTTAGAGTATCCTGTTTTTTAGTATCTAAATCGTAACGCTCTGCACAAGCCTCAAGAGACAGTGGCTCCTTGATACCACGCTGTAGCACATACTCTGCAAGCATAGTGTCAAAGACAGGGCCATCATACTTGAAGCCAGACTCCCACAACCACATCAAATCATAAGCAGCATTGTGGCAGATAAGTATGGTAGCTTCATCCAGATACCACTGCACCTGCTTATAGTAATCCTGCTGGTTGGGTACGTCACAATGGTCAAATGGGAAGTGTCGCTCCACACCTTGGTCAGTTAATATGCCGATCATAGTCAGTGAGTTCTCTGGCTCAAAGGGATCAAGATGCATTTTACCATCACGATTTGTGACTGTGTTCTCAATATCAAGTGTCAGTTTCATTTAATTTCTCCTTATGTTCTTCAAGATACTTAACAGCATTTTTAACTGTTGTCAAGTCATCACGAAACCCACCTAGTCCATCGTTGCAATGTTTACATATGTACCCACGAAACGTATTAGTATCGTGACAATGATCTAGTACCCAAGTTCCTAATAACTTTTGTCCATACTTATTTACCTCATCTATTGTACGTGTACAGATTGGACACTGATAGCTTGCCTCTTGAGGATATACATTTGTCTTTCTAAGTTCTGCTATGACTTGCCTATGTCCTTTCTGGCATGACTTACAAGTTCTTTTTATTTCTGCATCACCTGTTTTTGTATAAGACATCTGTTGAAAGTTTTGTATTGGTTGCCTTATATCACACTTTATACAGACAAGACCATCCTCACACAGATCTTCAATAGTGTCATCATTGAAGAAATCTAACTGGCTCAACCTTCATACCTCGCATTAAGGTAGTTAAGTTCACAGTTAACCATGCCATGCCAGCCATTGAGTTTATTCTTAACAATGTTAACATGTCGCAGTGGGCTTTCTTCTTCCTGCCCCTCAACAGATGGTGACTTACCAATCAGTATCATTAAGTCTGCCTCTGCTGCTTTACCTGTGCGACTACCTTCCATCATACTCTGGTTTAGCTGCGCACGACCTTCTGCATCTGCAGATAGCTGTGACATGTAGAACACAGCGCAGTCATAGGTCTTAGCAATCTGCCTTGCATATATAGCACAAGCCTTGAGTGCTTCATCTGGCCTTGAATAGTTGCCACCTGCACTAAACTTATCACCCATGTCTAACACAAGTATATCAGGATTATAAGACTTGCAAATAGATTCAACCCAAGCCATGTCCCTACCCTGACATTCTTTGATACGAATGTTTTGGGATATGGGGTAATACTTGGCAGATGCCTTGGCAAAGTCTTTGCTTATCTCATGTCGTGACATGCCTGATGCAGCATTGAGATATCTCTCTGCCACACGCTTGCCAGACTCTTCGTTACACAAGATAATGCACTGCGCACCCTGATGTGCAAAGCCACCCGGAGCAGCGATTAAGCTGGCATGAAAAGATGTCTTGCCCACATTGGGTCTAGCACCCACCTCAATCAAGTGTCCACCACTCACACCCTCTATCTTACGCACGACAGATGGTATGTTAAACTTCCACTTGGCCTCAAGTTCTGCTGCAGCCATGATGCTTTCAATGCTGATATCTTCCCACTCAATATTCATGTTGGGTATGAAGTCATCACCATACTGCTCAAGTAGATTACGCAAACGCTCTAGCGTAGACGCATCACCATTGACCATATCAAATCCTATGTTGGCAACATCCTCGCCCACAACCTGCTGGAATAGTTTTGATAACACCTCTTGTGCTACATCACTACCCATTGGCTCTTCACGTTTGATCGTAGCAAACATAGATGCATAGCCCTGCTTCTGTGCAGTGGTTAGCGTAGGATTGTTAGACATAAACAGAGCCTCAACCTCATCGGGTGTGACAGTGCGCTCGTACCTGTCCATAGCTGTGTCAATAGATTCTTTAATCTTACGTGCATCCTTGCTGAACAAACGTGGTGGGCATTTGCTACCACGATGGTCATCGTAGAATGACTTGTCCATCAGACTTCTAATTATTGATAATTCCATTTAGCTTCTCCATATCTGTCGGGTTACGATATTTAAGATCATCATTCAAACGTAGCACACGAACATCGTTTACATGACCACGTAATTCTTTAGCCATCTGTAGCGTCTTAGGTAGTGCATCGGGGTCTAACGCTATGACTGCTGTTGAGAACTGTGCAAGATACCCTTTATGCACTTCCTGTAAAGAGGTGCCAAGAAGCGCAACCCCGACAAAGGAACCGTAACCAACAACGGCTGCACTCACACAGTCCTCAACAACTACTGCGACTTTACCACAACCATACACATATGGCAAGCCACTTTTTCCATATCTTTTCCATTTTGGTAAACGCTTGCCCAATGCTCGCCCTATAGCATCTACAAGTCTACCGTTGTGTGATATGGGAAACACAACCCTATCTTCTTTCACATCATATAACACACCCAACT